CGGTCGCCGTCCTGGTCGACGTTGGCCGAGAACATGATGTATTTGCAGACGTCCCTGCGCTTTTCGTCGTGCAAGTAGGTCGCGCCTTCGGCGAGGATCGCGCCGCCGGTATAGATGCACCAGAACCAGCGATCGCCGATCTTGTACCAGTGATCGATCACGCGGACGCGCCGATGATTGGCGTCCCCCGAAATCCATTTGATGTCGCTGTCGGGGTTGCTGGTGAGCTCGGAGCCGGCATCGAGCGACGCGCTGATCTCGGCTTTCTTGTCCGGGAATGTCGCGACGAGCTCGGCTTCGTCGGCCCATTTGCCGATGCCCATATAGCCAGCGTCGGAAAAGTCCGGCTTCGTCGACCGCGGATCGTAGAAAAATCCCGTGGTGTCGACGACCTCGAAACCAATCTCGGTGTCCCCCAGATCACCCGGCTCAAGTGTCAGTTCGACGCCGCCGATCCCATCAATGGCGCCCCCGAGCCCGACGTTCGGGGATTTCTCCTTCCAGCGTTGCTCGTCGAGCACGTAGCGCAGCACAGCAGTCGCAACGTCGGCACCTTCCTCATGCTGCGGGGTGCGCGGATAGGCCTTGGGGTCTTGGCGCTGTTTCTCGAGGAGCCCGACAACGGCATTGATCTTCCTGCCCACGCGATTGAACGTGACGACGGGCTGGCGACGCTTATTGAAGGCCTCGATCTGCTTTTTGGTCCACTGCGAGGCGTGGTAGTACCGGCGCGCCTCGTGCTGCTCGCGGATTTCGAGCACCTTGAGGTCGAGGTAGTTGAGATAGTCCTGCTTGAGCAGCGCCAAGCTTCGACCGCCCGACTGATCGACGGGCGCAGCGTTCGGATCGACCATCGATGTCCTCGAATTTAATACGATTGCCAGTCGCCGGGGACGGCCGTTTCAGACTTCGACGAGTAGCCGGACTTGTTCTTGGCGGTTTCTTCCGCGTCAGGCTTCGGCCGCACCCATGGCCGCGACATGCAGGCGTAGCGCCACTCATCCGCGGCGTGATCTTCCATGTCAGTATCGAGGTCTTCCGGCCGCGCCTCGTCATGCTGCAGCACCGGGATTGTTCGGATGCTGTCCGTGCACGTGTCGAAGCAGAAGATCATCGGCCGGCCGCCGGCGTTCAGGTTGCCTTCCGCGTCGAGAGTTGTCCCGATGAGCCGTTGCCGCATCATGTCCCAGCCGCCCATCGCGCCGCGTTGAGCTACGCGCTTGTTGTCGGCACCGCGGAACGACGGGCCTCCGCCCTCGCGAACGCGGGAGGCGATCGACGGGCCGCCGTCTTCGGCGAACGCAGCCGGGTCAAGAACGGCATCCGCCATCTTTTCGTCGGCAGCCTGCCGCTTCTTGATGCCCGCCCCAACCTGTTCCGCCGTGAGCTTCAAACCGACATTTGGAACGACGAGGCCGGCAGAGTCTTTCTTGACGCCGTACCACTCCCGATAGCGAATGATCGCGCCGCGCGGCAGAAGCAGCCCGGACGACGGGTGTTTCGTGTCGTCGCCGACAATGCCCCACCAGCCGAACGAGAACGGCTTCGCGCTTCCCCAATCACCAGAGATGAACCGCGCCCAGTCCGCGGGAAGCGTGAACGGTGCGATGACGTGGAGTGCGCTCGACCACTCGCTGAAGAACGCACCTTCAACGGCGCTCCAATCTCCCCACCGCATCGCCTTGACGAGAGCTTCGGAGCCAAGACCCTGAAGCCGCGCCTCGTAGCCGGGGTCATATTGCTCCATGCTTGGGTTATCTTCGAGCAGCGCCGGAATGAACTGGCGCTTCATGCCGCCTTCGACGGCCGGCATCTGCCGAACAACCAGCGGCTCGGCCGGATCGATGAACGCCACCTTGACGAACTGGTGACCGACGCCGCCCGGATTCGCGCCGCAGAGGATACGCGGGAACATCCCTCGATACTTCGCTGGCAGATCGATCCCGACCATGCGGACACGATTGCGCAGGAAGCGGTAGATCGTGTCGGTGAAGTGCGTCAGCTCGTCGATCAGCAGGACGTGGATTTCGGCGCCCTGATACTTGAACCGGTCCTTCTCGTCCTTGCAGTGGCAGAGGTAAATCTTGCTGCCGTTCCAGAAGCGGATTTCGTCCTCAACGATGGTCGCAAAACCGCAGTTGACCCAGCCAGCCAACAGCGCCCGGAACCCGTGCGGACCCTCCATGTGGTTCTTGATCAGGTCATCGCGGATGCGACGGAAGAGATAGACTTGGAGTCCTGGGATTTCCGCGCACCAAGCGATTGCCGCCTGCCGCATCAGGTGGGACTTGCCGCCGCCGGCCGCGCCGCCGTAAAGGATCTCCGTCGCTTCGGAGAGAAACGCGACCCATTGTTTCGGGTGCAGCGCTATCCGAAGGGCGGCCGCGCTACTTTCCACCTTCTCCCTGAGGCGCGTTTTGGAAAATTAACGTCGGCACCAGCGGCGCTCCATCTTTGCCTGAGACCTCGAGCTTGTCTTTGAACATCCCGAGGTGCTTACCGATGTCGACGAGCGCGGCACGTTTGTCGTGCATCTTGATCGTGATCCCGCCGGCCTGGTTCTGGCTGATGGACGCGACGGCAGCCGCGGTGTCATCGTCGAGATCGTCGCTGTCGACGAGTAGCACGTGATTGTTGCGCAGTTCCTTAATCACCAATACGTCGCCGCCGTCGGGATTGCCCTGCTCGGTGATGAGGTGACCGTTCCACTTGATGGCTTTGCGGATGTCACTGAAGCCGATCTTGGCGAGCTCGCGAAGAACGCGCTCCTCGGTGATTTCGGCCCGTTCGGCACCAGCGGCAAGGATTTCCGCGACACGTTTTTGAATGTTCTTATTTGCTCTAAGCGTCGAAGCGTTACCGCGATGCTCTTTGTAGCCGGCGTCGACATAGGCATCGTCGGCAGTCATGCCGCCCGCAATGGCTTGCGCGAACCGCTCATGTCGGGCATTGGCGAGAACGGGCATGGCTGCCTCAAAATGACAAAGCCCGCAGCGTTGGCCACGGGCTGGTTTTGGGACAATGCGGGCGGTGGGCAGTCTCGGTGCCTGGGTCGCTCGGGGCTCGGCTCTATGGCTGCCCTCGGATCAGCAGATCGTCCAATGCGGACGATGAAGTGATTTGCCTCGGAAATCAAGCGGCTTGGCGGAGAGGCTGTGGATTCCTGTTCTGCAGGATGGCGCCGAGGGTTCTTGCGCGTTCTCCGGCCGCAGTGATGACGATCGGACGACTGGATGCGGCTTTGGCCTTGATCGACAGCGGTGACCGCAGGACGCCACGGCCTTGAAGGTGAATCAGCGCAACGCTGCGCTCCACGTCCTCGCCTTTGAAGCGGATCATCTGCTTTTCGAGAACGAGCGAGCCGTCGAGTTGGCGGCCGCGGTAGTCGAGCCAATCGCGGGAACTCGTGTCGATGCGGCGCGGCTGGTCATCGATCGACAGGACCCCGTTGATGAGGTGGATCGACATAATCTCGAACCAGTTCGGCGGCCCGTCGAAGCCGACGAAGATGGTTCCTGGCAGGCCGGCGTAGGCGACCTCTAGCTTGCCGCCCTTGGCGTACCGATTGCGCTTGCGATAGCGTGTCTCGGTCGGGATGAAGGTCATATGCCCGCGCTTCTGGAGCAGATAGCCGGCGACGAACTCCTTTTGGCGCACCACGTCCAAGGCGTACCAGTGCAGTTCGTCAGCGTCGAATTTGGTGTTGCGGCCCAATGCCCCGATCCCCCGATCTAGCGTTTACGTATCCTGTCCCGGCTTGACGCCCGATTCAGCGTCTGCCTTCGCGGCGCGCCTCACAGCGATAATCTCAGCGCAGATGTCGATGCACTCGTCGCAAATGTCCGCTTTTGGACCGGCCACGAGATAGGCGACTTGGTGCTGGTCCTTTCCGCAGAAGTCGCAAATCCTGACCATCTCCATTTCGATGCGTTCGCCCATCTATTTCTCCTGTCCCGGTACAACCGAGCTGTGAGGTTGACCGGCGGAGTCCGGATGGCCGCCGGTCTTGCCGAGCAGCGCGTACCCCATGATGTCGTCCCAATGGTCAGGCTCTGCCGGGTTGCCGGAGACGATCCTGCTGACCTTGACGGCGATCATGTCGAGCGCTTCCTTCTGGCTGGCGCTGAGCAAGTGCCAGCGAGGCGCGGAGTGCATATCGGCCTTGATGAGGTTCTGCAGCGCCGACTGCTCAAACCAGCTTCCGTGCGTCTTGGCCCGGTCGACGACAAGGTCATTCGTCTCGGTCATGGCTCTACCGGCTTCCTGTAGTTGCGCTTGGGGTCGTGATCGGGGAGGGTCATACGCGTTGTTCCCGAGCTTTGCGGACGCCACGAGCGAACCAATCCTGGTCAGCGCGAAACCTGCGCCAGTTCGACCTCACCCAGTGCAGGAAATAACCTTGCTGAGCCGTGGTGAGCCCGTAGAAGGTCTCAAGCTCCTCCTGCTGAGGAATGATCAAGCCAATCGACTTGGCGGCCATTTCGCCTGCGAACATCGTCATCACATCACCTGCTCTCTGGCGCGGGAGAGGGTCATGCTGCAGTCCTCCGAACTTCGATTGCACGGGCACGATTGGCGAGCCTGACGATGGCGCCGCGCTCCTCGAGGGCGGTGATCAGCCGATGCACGCCAGACTTCGACTTGAGGCCAATGGCATCCCGCATTTCATCGAATGACGGTGGGAAGCCGTTGTCCTTGATGAAGCCTTCGATGAACATCAGCAGCTCGAGCTGAGCGGGCGTGAGACCGACGACGCGCGCTGGCGCAACGAGGCGAGCGCCCGCCTCGATGGCGCGAATAAGCGCCGTTTCGAACGTGAGATTGCCTCCCGCGACGAGCTTGTTGTCCAACCAGTCGCGATAGATTTTGTCCGCAACGGCCTTGACCGTAGATGGATCAAGTTCGCTCATGCTGCTGCCTCCGCGTCGTCCTTGTCGCCAGTCGAGAAACCGCGCCGCTGCTCAGACATGCGCTGGAGCTTGACCGTCGCCGGCCCGATGCTGACCTGAGGCGCGCGGCCGGTGCGCAACACCTGGTCCTGCTCCGCAAGCGTAAGCTTCGTCATATCGATGGGCCCGTGACCAAAATCCACGCTGAGAATGCCACTGGCGAGCGGCGGAGCCGCAAGGCGCTCCTCGCGAACCTTGATCGCTGCATCCCATTGCTCGACGTTCCGCGCCAACTCCGCAGCCGAGGGCGCGAACCGTCCATCGTGGGTGGCGACTTTTCCGGTGACGAACTGTTTCACTGACCGCTCGACGGCCTCGACCGAGTGCCCGTCAAGAACGCCGAGATAGGTCTGCGCTGCCAGAACTTCGTCACTGCGCTGCGCGTTGGGGAAGGCGGAGAACAACACCCTGAGGTGCCTGGTCATCGCCGCCGCCGTGTCCTTGTCCATCTAGAAAATCCCCGAATTCGCCGAATACATCGCCTAGTCCCCGCCGCGGCGGAGAAGGCCCTGCCCGAGCAACTGGCGCCGGCTCATCGGCCCAACGGTCCTGGTTGAGGAACGTCGCCGGATTGAGCCATGCCCGATCCACCGGCTTGCTGGCGACGTAGCGACGGAGGCCCGCCATGATCGCGTCGAGACTGGCCCGCTTCCGAGCTGCGACGAACGAAGTGAGCGCCTTGGGCTTCCCGGTCTTGTTCGGATACTCAGGCCAGAACGTTTGATCGAACTCGCGCGTCAGCGCGTTTCTTTCTTTCTGCTGAGGTTCTATCTCTGGATTAGAGGTTTTATCCTCTACGCGGGTGGCGCGCCCGTGAGTGTCGTCACTGTTACGGTCACGCGACTGTAACGTCGCTGTAACGTTACGCTGTTTATCCCTCGCCCTCCGGGTACGTTCGCGCTGAGCAGCCTTCCGCGCCTCCTCGGCCTCGATCCCATCGGCGAGAATGTCGAGTATGCCGGCCATCTGCTCGGACGAGAGCCCAAGCGATGCGAGCTTCCGCAACGTGGTCGCTGGAATGCTCAATGTGATCGCTCCAGGCTCTTGATCCGTCCCTGCACAATGGCCAGTTGCATCGGGCTTTCGTTCGCCACGGTAACGAGGCTTTCCTCTCGTCGGCGTAGGCGGCGCAGCTCGGCACGAAGCTCGGGATCGCGCGGTTCAATGCCAGGTGACGGCGGCAGCACGTTGGCCATCGGCGGCAATCGGTAGGAGATGAACCAGGCGAGCAGCGCCGGCACGTCGGTCTCATCCAAGCCGACGTTCTTGGCGATTTCCTCCCACGAGAGCACCGGGTCACGCGCAACGGCCATCAGCCGCACATGCGTCCACAGAGCATGGTTGTCGGGGCGCAGAAGATCGCTCATCGCTCTGCTCCCGTCGTTACTGAGGCCAGCCGCGGCGCCAGCCGGGCAGGCTTGACGAAGAACCCGTTGCGCTTCGCCAGCGCCAAAATCTCAACCGCCGTGGTATCGAACTCGAAGGCGATCACATCAGCGGTCGCGCCCTCACGAGCCCGCAACATCATCCGGTCCATCTGCGCCATGTTCCAGCGCAGGTTCAGGTGCGGGTACTTGTCTTGAAGCTGCCGAAAGCTCATGCTGCCCTCACAATGACGGTGCATGGCGCGCCAGTCTCGACGCGCCGCACGTTGACTTCGCGGACGAACCCGTCATGATCGTCCGGCAGCACCTGGTGCGTGACGAGCAAGTCGAGTACGGCCTTGTTCCGGTTATCGAGGTCGAAGCGTCGGGCGTGCGGCGGGCACAACTCGATAGCGACCACGACGGGCCCCCTGAACTTCGGCGGCCGTTGAGCCTGGAGCGTCCATCCCGCTTCCTTCTGCCAAGCCGCGTATTCCTTGGACGTGAAGCGGCCGCCTCTGCCGCCTCGCGCATTGACAAACAGCCCATTGGTCGAAGGCGGCCACGGCAGCGCAATCCTCGCCTCCCCCCTATTGTCCGGTCTCATCGAGTCTGTGGACATGGGTTAGGCTGCTCCGTCGAGAATGGAGAGTTGTTCTGCTGGCTTGGGAGGAGCGATGAACATGTCAGGCTCGCGTAGAGCTGCTTCGATGCGACGACAGGCGATGTCGAAGTAGGTTTGGTCAATCTCAATCCCAGTGAACTCTCGGCCCAACTTTAGGGCAGCGACGCCAGTGGTGCCGGACCCCATAAATGGATCGAGCACACGGTTTCCCGGCGTCTCGTGAATGAGTTCCCGTAGCAGCGAAACGGGCTTCTCTGCTGGGTGGCCGCTCTCGCGCTGTGACGACCACTTGTGCCGCCAAATGTCCGGTAGCCCTCGGTTGGGGAGCGCAAAGTTACCTGTGGCCATTAGAGCCACAAGCTCGTAACTCGGGCGAAGTCCAACGGAGCCACCGGGCCCGATCCATTCTTTGTCCCACACCAGCAGGGACTCGAATTTCATTCCAGCTTCCCAGCAAGCTTTCTGCGCTGGGATGAACGTCTTCCAGTTGAGGAATTGCCAAATGGCCCCGCCAGTAAGCGGCAGCCTGTCCTTGCACTTGCTTATCACCTCCGAAAACCAGAGGGCAGAATTGACCGCATCCGCCCAGAGCTGATGCTTGCCACCACTCGAAGCCGTGCTAAAGTTGTACGGTGGATCGGTAATAACCGCGTCGTGCACTCCAAGCGTCGGGAGCACCTCGAGGCAATCCCCGCAGTACACCTCTACGCCTTCCGCCAACACCTCCTTGCGTACCGTCATCCCCGTCCCCCGCGATACGCATAGGCGAGCTGTGCATCTTTCTCGATGCGAGCGATGGCCTGAGGCTTCCGCACGGGCCCGCGCACCAAGCGTTCGAATGTCGGATTGAGCCGTGTCACCCGCCGCGGGCGTGCTGCGTGCGATACTGGCTCATTGAGCATGAGCTGGAGTTCCATCTGGAGGGATTGGAAGGGGGGCATGCGGCGACGGCCTCCGAACGAATAGCGGTGCGGGCGATGCCGATCAGCAGGTCGCGGAAGGGCTCTGGCGTATGGATGCGCGGGGCGCTGTTCTTGCCGCCGCCCCGGCCGCCGACCTCGCCCAGGCGCTTTGCGCGCTTGAGGCCCATGCGTTCGATGATCGCAGGATCGAGCCGGGCTTCGCTCTCGCCCCAGTCGAGTTCCGGCAGGTCGCAGCCGACCGCGTAAAGAAGCGTCGGCTTGCGGGCGTAGTGACCATACCGCCCCTGCTCGACGCAGCATGTCCAGCCGCCAAAGAGATCGGCCGCGATCCAGCCGCCGGACCGTGGCGGCAGGTTGAGGTTGAAGCGCGGCCAGGCGTGACTGCCCCACGGGTGCTCGAGAACGCCGCCGAAGATGCGGACGGCATGAAGCGCCGCGGCAAAGCAGCCGCCGTCGTCGCCCTTGATCTTCCGTTCGCCGGTGCGCTTGATGTGAAGCGGCTGGCCGGCCCACAGCTTGCCCCACCGCTGGCAGGGCGGATGAGCGACCACCGGCCACGGCCCGGCATAGAGCCGCGCATCCCGCGCCTCGTCCCACGGGTCAACGCCGGGCAAGCCGAAGTACGGCCCACCTGTGGCAACGAACAACGCTGCGATCTGCCCCATGTCCTATCCCCCGCCCTACGCCCTATTGGGTGGCCGTTGATTTCATCGCCTTGCGCGCCTGAATTTTCGCCACCAGTGCGCGAGCTTCAGCTTCCAAATCGTCCAGATCATCGTTGCCCGCCGCCGCGTCCATTTCGATTTCGTGAAGCAGGTTCCCGGCCTGCACCGCGCACATGTCGAGATATGCCGCGCGAATGCGCGCCAGCATCGACCCCTCGACTGTCTTGGCTTTGCCCTTGCGAAGGTGCCACAGGGTCCAGAAAGGCAAGCCGTAGCGCCCTTCCAGCCGCTCCATCGCGTTGTCCAGATCGCCCCAGCCGCGGCTTTCGCGCTGGACCATCTTGCGGACCATATCGGTAGCTGCGTCGACGCTCATCCGGGGAAGCTCATTCCTCGATTTCGGGAACATGGTTCTAGGTGCCTCTCGCTACATGGTTGTTCGTGACCAGGAGACGAGAGGGTCTGGAATTGACGATGAAGCGGATAGACCGATGGCTTGTGACGGCTGGTCTTGATCCGAAAAGCCTGAGGAAGATGCGCGAGGCTGCCCTGCACGGCGCCGACGCGGGAAAGGACGGGCCGACACGGCGGGGAGGAGTCGCGGTCGGCCCTACGCTGTCTGCTGATGCACCAGCCCCCAGCGGTTCGGGAAAGGGAAAGAGCCGGAGCGGTGAGGCCCCGGCTAAGTTTAACAAGGGAGAAACCACCGCAGCCGAGCGTCAATCCGGCTGCGTCCTGCGCGTCCCTTCGGGCGGCAGAGGAAGACGCACGGCTAAGCCGCCACAAGGAACATTCCCCCGTGTTCCGGCCGTGCGTCGTCCTTTGCAGCTCGTGATTGAGGGCGATCATGCGACCTCGCCTTGATGTCTGATGACGCGCCCACCGGCTGTGATCGCGAGGAACGGCGTGACCGAGGAAGCATTGTGGCTCACTCCCTCGGCCACTGGCGCAGCCGCCGTCTCCGGGATTGCACCGGAGCCCCCGTGGTGGGTTGCGGAATTGGTATCGACGGGCGGAGTTTCCCCCGCTGGCGGCGTTGTCGCAGCCGCCGGGTCGAGGCGTTGTCCATGGCCGGACGCCTCGGTGCTGTTATGCCCCACGTCAGATCGTGGTGCCGTCGATTGGTCGGCGGACACCATTTTTCTGGCGTCCGAAATATGGTCGGTCGAGGAAGCGATGACTCCCTCGGCCGGGTCTGCCGCCGTTGTCTCTTGCGAAGCGGGCGGGGTGGGATTGGTGTCCTCATGCGCATGCGTACGCGAGGAGCGGCCGTCGAAGGCTTCGAGGTACAGGTCGAACAGTGCGTCCTTCTCGGCCAGTTCGTCGGCCTTGGTGGCGCGCTTCTCGACGTACAGCACCAGCTTTCCGAGCACGGTCTTGTCGAAGCCGTTGCCCTTGGCCTCCGCGTAGATTTCGCGGATGTCGTCGTTGATGGCGCGGGCTTCCTCGCGCATGCGCATGATGCGCTCGACAAAGGCCCGGATTTGATCCTGGGCCACGCTTTCGCTGCTGACGCTCGGCTTGCGGCTCACCGGTCAAATCCTCCCAAATCGGATGGATGCACCGTTGCCCATCTTGAGGATGCGCGGGTCTTTCGCCTCGATAGGGTCGAGAATTTGCTTCATCCGACGATAGACCAGCCCGCGGTCCTCAAGCGCGTGCAGCTTCGCCAGTTCGTCCCAGTTGGCCACGAGCGCTGCCCAGTAGGCGTTGACCGCCCCCATTTCGGGCAACCGCGGCTTCCACTCGGGGATAAGTTCAAGCAGCCACAGACAGCGGCCAAGATCGCCGCCATCGGACGGATAAGAGCCATCGGACTTCACGCCCATCATCACGGCCCACAGGGCTTTCGAAGACGAGCCAGTATCGCGGCCAGTGATCCATGCGTTTGCGCGTTCAGCGATTGTGCTCACGCCCGCCCCCTATCCGTGAGTGCGATGGATGCGGTGGGGGTCATGCTGCTTCTCGCCGTTTGACGGCCATCTGAACCAAGTCGTCCGACGTGATGACGATGCCGCGCGCCGCCATGAGTTGGACTAGGCGCGGCCAGTGGGTCACGTCCACCGACTTCCGCCGCTTCATGGCCTGCGCGTTCACGTACGGAACACCGAGGGCAATGCTCAGCGCTTTGGGCGTTTCCCAAAGCTCGAGCAGTTCGTCAAAGCTGGTCGGTTTCTTGGTCATTGCGGCCAGCACGATACACGATGCATCGCCGATTGCAATACCTATCGTATCGCCTCACGTGAAATCATGTATCGCATGAAGGAGACACCCGGCGACCGGCTGAAGAAGCTCCGGACCAAGAGGGGCTTCGAAACAGCCAAGGACGCTGCGGAAGCGTTCGGCTGGAACGAAGTCACCTATCGGAGCCACGAAAACGGGACGCGGCCAATCACGTTGGCGGCGGCGCGCAAGTATGCCCTCGCCTACGGCAGCACCGCGGGGCACATCCTTTCCGAGCCCGGCCTGGGCTCTTCACCTGTCGTTAACGCTGTCACACAACTGCAACTTGTCGCGACTGTTTCGGCGGGAACCTTTCGCTACGATGAACCCTTGGAGGACGGGGGAATCAGCGTGCCGGCGGTCCTGCGACCAGATATTCCGGCCAGTGCGCAATATGCTTTAGTCGTTGACGGCCCAAGTGTGAATAAGCGGATACCTGACGGCGCATATGCGATCTGTGCTCGGTTTGACAGCTACCCCGGCGGCGCTCAGCACGGGGATTTAGTCCATGTTGTGCGCGAACGCTCCGGCCTCCACGAGCACACGATCAAGGAGCTGCGCTTCACCCGCGACGGCCAGATGCTCTACCCGGTTTCCACCGATCCCAAGCACCAGGCGGCGATTGCCTTAAGCTCCGGCGAAGATGGCGAAATCGTCAGAATCGCTGGGATCGTCATCGGGATTTTTCAGGCCCTCTGAATTTTTTTGCACTGTCGCGATACTTTTTGTATTGCCAAGTCACGATACAATGCGTATTGTCTCCCCATACGAACACCGCTCACGCATCGAGCGGTCGGAAGATGGAGAGAGCACAATGGAAGTCACCTTCGCTAAGACCCCCACCTACGCTGACCTCGACACCGCGCTCATCGCTATCCCTGCTGGCTCACTCGGCTCGTTCAAAGCGTACTCCTACGGCGTGCTCGATGGCGCCGGCTCCGACGACTACATCCCCCGCCGCTTCGACATCTTCCGCAACGACGACAAGGCGCTCGTGGTGACCCAGGAGTACGCGCCGTCGCGCCTCATCCACCTCCGCCGCACCTAAACGGAAAGTGCCATGCCCAAGTTCTTCTACGTGATCGCGATCAAGGCTGACGGCTCCGAAACCGTTGCCGACAAGGCGACCGACTACGCCGTCGCCGTTCGCAAGGCCACCGCGCTCGGCACCGGCCACTACGCCACGTCCGTCGCCCGCGCATATCCCCCCAAGCACTAGCCCTAAGGAGTTACCAGAATGACCGGCCCCGCCTCCCCCGCACTCAAGGCAGCAATCGCTGCCTACAAGAAGGCCAAGGCGTTCGGCACGACCGAAGCCTTCGCCGTCGCCAACGCCAAACTCATCTACGAGGCCGAGAAGGCCAAGGCTGCCTAAAGGCTTCGCCGCCCTGCGCCCGTTCGCGGACGCAGCACAGTGAAGCCGCTCACGCATCGAGCGTCAGGATGGGGAAGATGGACGAACACAACATTGAAGAACTCAAGCGTCAATTGAAGCTGGCAACCGACCGCCAGCAGCAGGCCGCGCAGGACGTTAGCGACGCCAAACAACGCTTACAGGACGCTAGGAACGCCGCGAGCGGCGTAATGGGCCATGTGCTCGAATATACCAAGATACGCGGCTGGGGCTCCAAAGAAAAGGTCGTCACTAGGCGTCTGATCGTGGACAGAGTGACGGAAGGCTGGGCCCCCGGCGAAGCGAAGCCGCTCATCGCGGAAGGCTACCTCATCATCGCAAGCGGCGCCAAGGGCCAGCTCCGTGGCTCAATCGGCCTCGCGGACGCCAAAGACCTTGGGCTTTTTCAGTCAGCCAAGGTCGAGGCCTAACCCCATGAACGCCATGGACCGCGCCGCTGCTGACCTGATCCGCGCCGTAGAGCGTGCCGCATGGGTCACAATCGATGTTCTGACCGATGGTGAGGGCTGGTGGCTGGCCCGCGCCATGGTGGACGGCGAGGAAACGGCAACCGGCTACACCACGCGCACCATAGAGAACGCATCGGGCGACAGCAAGCTTAGCGCCGTCTGCAAGCTGGCGATGAAGCTGCAACCGCGTTCCACCGCCAATCTCGACGCGCTCATCGAAGCTGCACGGGCACCGCTTGAGGCTCTCAGCAAATCGATACCGGAATATCCAGAATTGGAGATGGTGTGATGAGCCTTCCCTCGCAGCAGTTCTTCGATGCCACGGTGCGCATCGAAGCCGTCATCTACATTCCCGGCGCCATTGCCGATGAGGAAGCGTTGCCCGAGCTTTTCGAGGAGGGTCTGTGTGAGAGCCTTCCCGAGAGAGCCGACGCGCCGCTCTACCAGCAGTGCCCGACACTAGCCCAATTCGCTGGCGGTGACGAGTGGCCAGAGCCGCACGAGGTGGCCCAAGCACTCACGGGCAAGAACGGCTTTCTGATCCAAGCTGCCACGCCAGCGCGCCAGTTCTACGCCGAGGGCAACTCCTGCTCCTACTCATGGGGTCACTACTACACCGCTTGGCTCTACGCCCCGACTGAAGCCGACATCCCGCGCGTTGCCGTCGAATGGGCGGAAGGTCGGGCCGCGAAGGACAAAGCGAAGGTTGCAGCATGACCACCGCACCCAAACCACCCTACCGCGAGCAAGACATCAAGGCTGTGCGTGAAGCCAATCTCCCTCGGTTACTCGGCATAGCCAGTGCCGTCAAAGCA